ACTATGGGGTGATGCAATGGAAGAGTTGTTCGGCGATAAGAAAAGAAAAACTCAATCGATTGGAATGTTTTTATCGTCAATGGTTGGTGAGGTTGCCGGCGATTTGTGTTTACAAAAAATGAATAGTAATATTGTAAAATGGTTTTTAATTGAAATAAATTGAAAATTAGAATATTTTCTATTGACATTAGATTCTAATTTTAGTAAACTGTAATAAAGAGATCAAAAAAATTGAAAAAGGAAAAAACCATGAACAAAACAATCGACCAAACAATAAAAGAAATGATAAACGACGAAATAATAGAAGAAATGATTGAACAAACTCCTAAACATAATGTCAAACTTGATATAAATGTAATAAAAGAAATGATGAAAGATGAAGATAAATAACCCAACATTACAATATTTTTTAATTGCGATAGGTTGTATAACATTTATAATAGTTTTCGCAATTATGGTACTTATAGCACCTTATATTAAAATAAAGGAGAAAAACGATGGCAATTCCAATAACAAGCGACATACTAAAGGCAATAAGAAAAATACACCATAAACCATCCGGTAAAGTGATCAAATTTGATATAGAAGATTTTCGAATCCAATATAAAGAAGTTGTAGCTGAATACCGCAAAGAAAAAGGAATATAACAATGGGTGACTTATCTAAAAATTTTTCAAGAGATGAGTTTAAATGTAAATGTGGTGAATGTTATTTTGACTATGTTGATGCTGAATTGATCAAAGTTCTACAAGATTTACTTGATTTTTATGAACTTACTTGTTCATCAAAAATAAGGATAAAAATAAACAGTGGTTGTAGATGTCAAAACCATAACATATCTATTGGTGGTTCAACATATAGTCAACATGTTCATGGAAAAGCTGCTGATATTGTTGTTGAATTTTTATCAAATATTACAAAACAATGGGGTAAAATAAAATCAAGTTCTGTTTATGAAGTTTTAAACGACAAATACACCGATAAATATGGTATTGGTAAGTATGACAGTTTCACTCATATTGATGTAAGATCTAAAAAGGCAAGGTGGTAATGAAAGTCACATTTATAAAACATATTCATGGATGTTTTGCATCGGTTTCAAGTGATGATGTCTATCTTATAAAAATAATAGATTTACCTTTTTGTCCACATGTTGATATGTATTTTAAACATGGTGATTGGTGTGAGAAAGCTAAGGAAATTTACTATGATATTGAAAAAGGTGAATTTAGAATTTATACAGAACCGGATACTGAAATTTATAATGCTCAACTACATAATAGATCACATAGACATATTGATAAAATAGTTGATGAATATATCGCTATTGGTTGGAATTTTCGATAATATAATTAATAATAGGATAAATAATGAAAGAGTTTTTGATTTTAGTTTTAATTTCGGTTATAGGCGGTTGTGTAACAATCAACAAAAAATTAATACCTTATGATATTCGACAATTGAACGGAGCAATTGTACAAAACATAAAAACTGGAGAAAAATATCTTATTGAGAAATGCGGAGAAGATACATTTTGTGTACATGATTTTGACAATAAAGATGAATCAGTAACTTTTAGGAAGCCAATAAAATGAGATATACCCCAACATTCAAAAAATATAAATGCAGGGCATGTTCAAAACTAACTGAATACAAAAACAAGTGTAGAATGTGCGATGATTGTCAATATTTAAAAATCCGCATGTCAAAAGATATTGATTTAACAAAAAAACTTTTAAGGGAAATTATCGATGAAAATATTCAAAGAAACACTAAAAAGAATTCATGAAAACACAAATAACAATTTTCATTTCGATAATTTAGATTGGACGACTCAAGTTTGGATAAATGAATTATGTAATGTTATTGATAGAAGACTTAAACAACCAGAAATTAAATTTCAAAAATTACATGATGATGTTGATGTTCCAAAATATATGACACCTGGATCAGCTGGAATGGATATTAGGGTTTCATCAAAATCTGACAATATACTTGTGAAAGCGGGTGACATAAAAGTTTTTGATACTGGTTTAAAAATGTCAATACCTGAAGGTTATGAAGCTCAAATCAGATCAAGAAGCGGACTTGCTGTAAAAGGTATATGTGTTGTGAATTCGCCTGGAACGATCGATTCTGATTACAGGGGGGAAATCAGAATCGCTATCATAAACAATTCATATAATCATGTAGTGATTAGAAACCATGAACGTATTGCTCAAATAATAATAACAAGAGTTTCTCAACCTAATATCAAAGTTGTTGACTCGCTCGATGAAACTGAACGAAACGATGGTGGTTTCGGATCAACAGGAGTTTAAAATGGAATATTTAACTTTATTTTTATATTCATGGTTTATATCTGGTTGTTTGTCTTCTTTGGTTTTTACACTTTGTTGTATTTATATTGACTGTAAATTTGAATCACAAGATTTTTTTGTTTCAATTTTTTTAGTTATTTTTGGATATGTAAGTCTAATTTTAATTATTGAAATATTATTTGAAACAGTAAAGGAGACGAAAGAATAATGTTGAATCCAATTTTTATAGAAGCGACAACACTTTCAGACGCATGGTTTCAATTATTATATACTGCAATTGAAGAAGGTCGTGAATTCATAATTGATGAAGGTTCTTATAAAGGACAAAAGCGCCTTGAGTTTGATTTCGCCACAGTCCGTATAAAAAATCCAGATGTGTTGCCTCTATTACCACAAGTACCAGCACACTATGGTTTTCCAAACCCTGTTGAATATGATTATCTTGACAATTATCTACCATATTTGATGACTGGAGAAGAAAAAGAAGGAGAAAGTTATACATACGGTCAGCGGATATGTAAAGCTGATTTTGAAGGAATATTGGATAGTATAGTCAGAAGACCGATCTACAATGTTGAAACTATGGATTTTCTTGATGATGAGAATATTTTTAAAAAATGCTGTAGTTTTTGTAAAAGACCTAAATTCCTAAACCAAATGGAATTAATGATATGGACTTACAAAAACAAAGGTCACCGCAATAATCAAATGATTCTCCAGGTTGGACAACCCACTGACATGTTGCTTATTGATCCTCCATGTTTACGTCACATCGACACACGTATTCAAGATGGTAAGCTTCATTTCTTTCCTTACTTCAGATCCTGGGATTTATATGGTGGTTTCCCTGCAAACTTAGCCGCAATCGAAATGATGAAACAATATTGTGCTGCTGAGATTGGTGTTGAAAATGGTGAAATTATCGCTACATCAAAAGGTCTTCATATTTATGATTATGTTTTTGAAATAGCGGAGGTATTGAGAGGTAAAAAAATAAATGAAAAGAAAACATAAATGTTTAACATGTAGAAATTTTCGTGTAGTTGAGAGCCTTGGAGTAAAATTGATACAATATTGTGAAACAAGTCAAGAAGATATTACATATGAAGACGTAAAAGATTGTCACGAAAGATCAAAAATGTCTGATAAAGATTATGATATCGAATGGGATAGAATAGGTGTTATAGTCAAAAAACTTATGAAGTATGGTTTATAAACATTAACTAAAAACGGAGGAAAAAATGAAGGAATTGATGGAATTATTTACAAGACTTGTGATTGCAATTGAAAAAATTGCAGATCCTGGTTGTGGATCAAAATGTAAATGTGATGAAAAACCTATTGAATTTAAAGATGCCCCACATTTAGGATTAAACACAAAAACTTTTGGAACTGAAATCAAAGATATACAGAGAGATTATGACGCAATTGCCGCGCAAAAAGACGGTCGTGAAGTTCTCTTGAGTCTTTGTGAAAAAAGAGACATCAAAGTCAAAAAAGGAACAAGAGACGCAACACTTGTAAAACTATTGAAAGAATCGGATAAAAAAACAGTTTATTGTGATACATCATCTGGACAAGTAACAGTTGATTTGCCGAAATCTGATCCTGAAACTGAACTTGTCAATGACGACACTGAAGAAAAAATTGAATCTGGCAACCTTGAAGGTATCTTATCTGAAAATGTTGAGCAGGTTGATTTACCTGAGATTGAAGAAACAGAAGATGATGTTTTCAATGATGACTCTGATGATGATGTTTGGCCTTCAGAAGAATGGATAGACTAATAAAAAGGAGAATAAAAAATTGGCAGTTAAACTAACAACAACAAAAGACCAAACAAATTTTATCAAGTGTCTTGTTTATGGTGATTCAGGAATTGGTAAAACCACACTTGCAAAAACTTGTCCAAAACCGCTTATCATTTCATCTGAAAAGAAAATGATGTCTTTGAAAAATGAAAAGATCCCAGTTGCTTTAATTGAAGATCATAACGATCTTGCGGATGTTCTTGAAAAAATCAAGAATGATAAGAAATTTGCAAATTTTGAAACTATTGTCCTTGATTCAGTTTCAGATATTGCTGAAACAATTTTACAATATTTTCAAAAAAATCCAAAAGACGGAAACAACCATGCGCAAGCCCCGTATGGTTGGATGCTTGATGCTCTAAACCCTTTATTAAAAGAGTTTAGAGATTTACCTGACAAACACATATATGTTGTTGCAAAAGTAAAAAGACAAAAAGACGGGTTTACTGAAATCGATACATGGATGCCATCAGCACCCGGTAAACAACTTGGCCCAAATCTTCCATATCTTTTTGATTATGTCTTTGCAATGCGTAAAGGTGTCACACAAAAAGGAAAAGAATATCGCTACTTACAAACAGATGCGGATATTCAATGGATAGCAAAAGGAACCAAAGAATTAAATGCGATTGAGGAACCGCATTTAGGTAAGCTTTTTAATAAGATTTTAAACAACAATAAGGAGTAAGGAACTATGGCAGTTTTAGATCAACCATTTGATGCAAATGATTTTGAAGATATGGGGTCTTTTGATCCTATTCCAAAAGGTGATTATCTTTGTAAGATAGTTGAAACAGAAATTAAACAAACAGAAGCAAGAACCGGTAAATACATCAAAATTAAATTTGAAGTGATACAAGGTGATTTTAGCGGTAGATTTATTTGGACAAATATTAATATTATAAATCCAAATACTATTACAGTTGAAATTGCAAAAAAAGAACTTGCTACTCTTTGCAGAGTTATCGGCAAGCCAGGAACAATTAAAGACACAAATGAATTGCATGGTATACCTTTGATTGTGAAAGTGAAAATAAAACCCGCATCTGGTGGTTATGACGAAAGCAATGCTGTTTCTGGTTATTTACCAGCAGCAAACATACCAACACAAACACAACAAGTTCAAGAAACAAATACTACAAATCAAGATGATGATCCAGGTTGGGAATAATTTGACACTGAATTGAATATGTGCTAATATTAATTATCTTTCTTTTGTTTCATTTAAATGTTGAGTGTTGGTTGTACAGGGTCAATTAATTTTGACCCTGTATCGCAAACCCTTAACTAAAAAAATAGGTGAATTATGGCCGAAATGCCAATTGATACAAGACTAAAAGTCGAACAAATTATTGAAGATGGTTTGATAGTTCAAAAACCACGACCATATTTAGGTATGTCAACACTTGCCGATTGTGCGAGAAAACAATGGTATGGATTCCGTTTTTGTTCTGAATTGCAAATAAGTCCGAGACTTAACAGATTGTTTGGTCGTGGACATAATGAAGAACCAATTATTCAAAATGATTTGAGAAAAGCCGGAATCATATGTCTTGTTGATCCTAATAACCAACCTGAATTTGTTGATGGCAATGGTCACATGAAAGGACATCCAGACGATAAACTTTTAAACATTCCTGATGCTCCAAAAACTCCGCATCTTGGAGAATACAAAACACACAATGACAAATCGTTTAAACACATGAATAAAAATGGTTTGAGAAAATCAAAACCAATTCATTACGGACAGATGCAAGTTTATATGCGGAAATGGGAGTTGACAAGGGGTTTGTATATAGCAGTAAATAAAAATGATGATTCAAGATATTATGAAAGAGTTGTTTTAGATAAAGCTTATGCGGATATTCTTCTCAATAAAGGTCGTGATATAATATCATCCGAAATACCACCACAAAGAATGAATAACAATCCTGATTATTATGAATGTAAATGGTGTCTTCATTATGAAATTTGTCATCATGGAAAATTACCGTTAAAAAATTGCCGCACATGTCATTATTGTGATATTTGCGATGAAGGTAAATGGGAATGTTCCGGTCATAAAATTGAATTATCTTTTCAACAACAACAAATCGGATGCAAAAGACATAAATATATGAGGTGTTTTTGATGCAAATATTTAAAATTGGAAGTTTAAATCAAGAAAAATCTATTTTTAAAATTCATTATTTGAAAATAAATTTCAATAATATCATACCAGATTTGTTTGATATTTTAATTAGTTATAAAAATTATGGTAGAATAAAAAGATTAAGATTTTTATTTTTACATTTTTATTGGATAACAAAAAGTTGTAAAAAATGATCAAACTTAGAGACTATCAACAAGAAGCAATAGATCCAATTTTTAAATTTTTTCGTTCAAAGAAAAAAGGGAATCCGCTTGTCCAAGCTCCAACTGGATCAGGCAAAACTGTTATAATAAGTGGATTTTGTAAAACAGTTATTGAAAAATGGCCCGGCCAGAAAATCCTCATAATCAGCCATGTCAAAGAAATACTTTATCAGAATTACCACACGCTTAAAACTCATTTGAAAAAAGACATAGGTTTGTATTCGGCCGGGCTAAATTCAAAAACAATTAAACAAATAACAGTTGCGGGTATACAATCAATTTATAACAAACCAGAAATTTTCAATCAGTTTAATGTTATTATTGTTGATGAAGCTCATACAATACCACACATCAGAAACGGAATGTATCATAAATTTTTTAGCCAAGTAAAAAAGCGGGTTATAGGGTTCACAGCAACACCATATCGATTAGGAACAGGATATTTAACAAGAGGTGAAGACGCTTTTTTTTCAAAAATTGTTTATGATATTCCGATTAAAAAATTACAAAAACTTGGTTATCTTTGTGAAGTAACCGCAAAAGGAACTAACAACAAATTTGATACAAAAGACATTAAAAAACAAGCTGGTGATTATATCACAAAAGAATTATCGATCGCTTTTGATAGGCCTTTGGTTACAAGAGATATTGTTCGTGAATTATTAAGATATAAATCCAGTCGAAAAAAATGGTTGTTATTTGCAATTGACATTGATCATGCGGAAAATATAACCAGTGAATTGAAAATAAATGGTGTTTCAGCAGTTTGTGTTCATTCGAAAATGAAAGGTGATAGAGATAAAATAATTGATGGTTTTAGACATAATGAATTTCAAGCTCTTGTTTCTGTTGCCATGTTGACAACTGGTTTTGATGTTCCTGAAGTTGACTTGATTGGATTATTAAGGCCGACTGAATCACCAAATTTACATGTTCAAATAATTGGTCGTGGTTTAAGACCTTCATCAAATAAGAAAAATTGTCTTGTTCTGGATTTTGCTGGTAATCTCAAGCGACTTGGCCCGATCGATAATCCGGTTATAAAAATTAAAGGTTCTGGCACTGGTGAAGCTATAATGAAAGAATGTGAAAGATGTTATGAACTTGTTTATGCGGCTGTTCGTATTTGTCCTTGTTGTGATCAAAAATTCAAATTTAAACACAAATTGACATCAAAAACTGATGAACGTGAAGTAATAACACCTGAATTTGTTTATGATGTTGATAGTGTTAGTTATTTATATCAAGTTGGTAAAAAAGGAATACCGATGTTGTTGGTAACATATCTTTGCGGCATTAAAACTTTCACTGACTATGTTTGTGTTGAACACACTGGATATGCTCGAACAAAAGCTGAAAAATGGTGGAAAAGAAGAAGTCCACATGATGTTCCTGAAACTGTTAAAGAAGCAATGAGTTTACTTGATGATTTAGTAAAGCCAATAAAAATTTTAGTTAAGGAATCAAAACCTTATCCAGAAATCAAAAAATATAAATTTGGAGGATAGAATGAAGCAGGTAATTTTTTTATCACTTATTGTGTCAATTTTCATTTGTATTTCTATTGACAAAAACTATTATAGAATAAAAACACTTGAACAAAAAATCCACAATATTGAACAACAAAAAGAACCAGAATATATTAAAGTAATATTAACCGCATATACTTTGAGAGAAAAAGAATGTAATGAAGATCTTGAAAACACTGCGCTGATGATGAAACCAATTCCAGGCTATTCATGTGCTGTATCTGTTGATTTAAAACATTTACTTGGCAAGAAAATTTATGTTTATGGGTATGGTGTTTGGTATGTTAATGATCTAATGAATAAAAGACATAAAAAAAGTATTGACCTTTTAGTTTTTAATGTAAAAACGGCTGAAAAAATAGGAAGACAAAAAGATATAGAAATTGTAACTATTGATAAATTTTGAGGAGGTAAAAAATTGATAAAAGTAAAAAAACGGAACGGCAAGATAGTTGATTTTGATCAATATAAAATTATTAATGCAATTGCTAAAGCTGGTGAAGCAACTGGTGAATTCGATAGAGAAATGGCAAAAAGGATTTATATAAATATTTATTTAGAAGATATATCAAAACGTTGTTATACTATCAATATTGAAGAAATACAAGATCTTATTGAAGAAGAATTATTTTTTCAATGTTGTTATAAAACCGCAAAAGCTTATATCATTTATCGTGAACAAAGAAAAAATATTCGAAAAATCAAAAACAAATTAAATGAAGATCTTTTAAGCGGCTATCTTGATAAACTTGATTGGAAAGTAAATGAAAACAGCAATATGACTTATTCATTACAGGGACTTAATAATTATATCTCATCTAATGTGACTTCTGAATACTGGTTGAATAAAATTTACCCTGCTGAAGTTCGTGATGCTCACAAAAATGGTGATATTCATATTCATGATTTAAGTCTTTTATCTGTTTATTGTGTCGGTTGGGATCTTCAAGATATATTAAGAGTTGGTTTTCGTGGTGTTCCTGGAAAAATTGAAGCCAAACCACCGAGACATTTTAAAACCGCATTAGGTCAAATCATAAATTTCTTTTACACTCTTCAGGGTGAATCATCAGGAGCACAAGCATTGTCAAATTTTGATACTTTACTCGCACCATTTATTCGTAGGGATCGTCTTTCGTTTGATCAAGTGTGTCAATGTTTTCAAGAGTTTCTATTCAATATGAATGTTCCAACTCGTGTTGGTTTTCAAACACCGTTTACAAATATTACAATGGATTTAGTTGTTCCATCTACTCTGAAAAATGAACCAGTGATCATAGGTGGCGTGTGTAACACTAAGACATATGAGGATTATCAGGATGAAATGGATATTTTAAATAAGGCCTTTGCAACAGTTATGTTACAAGGTGATGCGAAAGGTCGTATATTTAGTTTCCCAATACCAACATATAATATCACAAAAGATTTTGATTGGAATAACTCAAACCTCGATCCAATATGGCAAATGACCGGTAAATATGGTATTCCTTATTTTTCAAATTTTGTTAATTCTGATATGTCTCCAGATGACGCACGTTCAATGTGTTGTCGGCTGCGACTTGATAATCGTGAATTACGAAAACGGGGTGGTGGTTTATTTGGAGCAAACCCGCTAACTGGATCTATCGGAGTTGTAACAATAAATCTCCCTCGGATTGCAAAAAAAGCAGCAAATGGTACTTCGTTTATACACGATTTAGATACTCAACTTGAAAACGCAAAGAAAAGTCTTGAAATTAAACGTAAAGTTCTTGAAAATTTTACTGATAAAAATCTCTATCCATACACAAAATTTTACCTTCGCGATATCAAAGAACGGACGGGTAAATATTGGACAAATCATTTTTCAACAATCGGCATTATTGGAATGAATGAAGCACTTTTGAATTTAAGAAGTGAAGGTATTGAAACTAAAAATGGACAAGAATTTGCTTTATATATAATGGATCATATACGAAACAAACTCGCTGAATTCCAAGAAGAAACAGGAAATTTCTATAACCTGGAGGCAACCCCGGCAGAAGGAACAAGTTATAGACTTGCTCAAAAAGATGGTGTTGATATGTATACAAACTCAACTCAATTGCCTGTTAATTATTCAGATGATGTTTTCGAAGTTCTTGATCTTCAAGATGAGTTGCAAACAAAATACACAGGTGGTACAGTATTACACATGTTTCTTGGTGAGCAAATAACTGATATTGAAAGTGTTAAAAACTTTATCCGCAAAGTAGCAAACAATTATAGATTGCCATATTTCACATTATCGCCGACTTTTAGCGTCTGTCCTAAATGCGGATATTTGCCAGGAGAAATAAAACAGTGTACCGCATGTGGATCTGATAATGAAATATATTCAAGAGTTGTTGGTTATTTACGACCAGTCAATCAATGGAATAAAGGTAAACAAAATGAATTTGAAAAAAGGAGAATATTTAAATTATGATAACAATACTCGATCTTGAGACAACCGGACTTGTTGGAGCAAAAGGAAAAGACCAGCTTCATCAACCACATATTACAGAATTTTATGCAATGCAAGTTGATAATAACTTGAAATTTGTAAGAGATTTTGATACATTTATAAAACCGCCTGTTCCGATTCCGAGCCATATAACTAAAATAACAGGTATAGATGATGAAATGGTTGCCAATGCACCAACATTTCTACAGGTTTATAAAAAAATAATAGAGGTGTTTTTCTGTTCACATACGATTGTTGCACACAATCTTTCATTTGATGAAGAGGTTTTGATTACAGAATTAAAGAGGATTGGAAAAGAATATCATTTTCCTTATCCACCGATTAAATTCTGTACTGTTGAACAAAGCATGCATATAAAAGGCCATCGATTGAAAAACAATGAGCTTTACAATATTGCAACTGGAAAAGATATTGAAAATGCTCATAGAGCTAAAAATGATGTCCTTGCAACATTTGAATCATATAAGTGGTTAAGGAATCAAAAATGATAATAAGTGGAAAAGAAATACACAAAAGAATTGACAAGGATATTAAGATCAATCCTTTTTATGAAAAACAATTAAATCCAAATAGTTATAATGTTACACTACATAATGAATTGTTGATTTATGAAAGTCTTACTTTGAATATGAAAAAACCAGAAAAAACAAGAAAAATTATAATACCTGAAACCGGTTTAAGACTTAATCCTGGTGAATTATATCTTGGTAGAACAGTTGAATATACTGAAACAAAAAACCTTATTCCGATGATTGAAGGTAGATCATCAATTGGTCGTCTTGGAATATTTGTTCATGCAACAGCCGGGTTTGGTGATGTTGGATTCAAAGGTTATTGGACACTTGAGATTTCATGTGTTAAACCGGTTATAATCTATCCATTTGTTGAAATAGCTCAATTATTTTACCATACTATTTTTGGTGAATACGATGAATATTCAAATGGAAAATACCAAAATAACGAAGGTGTTCAATCTTCAATGATGTATAAGGAGTTGTAAAATGGTAGATTGTTTGAAATGTAAACACAATGTTTATGATAAAAATCAAATACCTTGTTGTGATTGTTTTGATTATGATCAATTTGAGCAAAAAGAAAAAGAAAATCCAACACCAGATATGGTAAATAAACCGCCACACTATAATAAATATCAAACTGAAGTTATAGATATTATAGAAGATTGTTTAACAAAAGAACAATTTGAAGGTTATTTGTTGGGAAACATGATAAAATATAGAATGCGTGCTGGATGGAAAATTAAAAGGGATGAAGATCTAAAAAAATCAAATTGGTATCAAGATAAATTAAAAGGTAAATAACATGTGGATTAATATTAAAACAGGATATTCTTTCAAACAGGTATATGGTCATCTTGATAAGATAGCGGAAAAGTGTAAAAAAATATGTTTGGATGCGGGGATAAAAGAGCCATATGGAGGTGTTGCCGATCTTGGTAACACCTTTGCTCACATACCTTGGAAAAAAGCTTGTGACAAGGCTGGAATTAAACCGATTTATGGTGTTCAGCTTCCAGTTGTCGATGAGCTACAGAGAAAAGAAAGAAGATATCCATATAATTGGATGATATTTATTGCCAGAACACAAGAAGGTTTACAGGAAATTTACAAACTCGTTGACCTATCCTGGCAACAAATGTATTATCGTCAACGAATTACTTATGATCAAGTAAATGATTTGTCGGATAATGTTATTGTTATTGGTGGAATTGCTCCAAGAAAAGATTTATTAAAAAGAAGATGGTATACTGAATTATCACCATCGACACCATTATGTAATAGAAATGAACACTCAATTGCTTGTGTCGATAATTTTTACCCTGATGCTGAAGATGTTGATATTTACGAGCCTTTTGCTGATGAACGTTTACGAGAAAGAAAAACATGTCCAATACATATTTTGACAAAAAATGAATGGTTATCTGAATGTGATTCTTCTATTGCTATTACAAATTTAAAAAATATTGTAAAAAAATGCAACGTTGAACTACCAAAAGCGCCTATGGTGAAGTATATAGGCGATGATAATATTGAGGACTGGTGTAAAAAAGGAGCCAAAGAAAAAGGATTAATTAGTAAAAAAGAATATCTTGACCGCTATAAATATGAAATGAAACTTATTAAAGAAAAAGGGTATGTTGATTATTTCTTAGTTGTTGCGGATTTGATCCGCTATGCAAAAACTAAAATGTGTGTCGGTGGTGGTCGAGGTTCTGCCGCTGGCTCACTTGTTTGTTATCTCATGGGTATAACAGAAGATGATCCGCTTGAATACGATCTTTATTTTGAGCGTTTTATCGATATCAACCGTTTTGACTTGCCTGATATTGATATTGATTTTCAAGATGATAAACGCCATCTTGTTACAAAATATCTTGAAAAAAAATATGGAAAAGATAATGTTGCACAAATAGCCAATATCAATAGACTTAAACCAAAATCAGCTATGACTCGTTTTGCAGGTGCTTTGGGTATTCCGACTGATGAAATACATGAAATGAAAGACGCTATCATCGAAAGAGCCGGTGGTGATGATAGAGCTAATAACTGTATGGAAGATACTTTCAAAGATACTGAAATGGGTAAAACTTTTATAGAAAACCACCCAGCAATGGAGTTAACAAAATACGTTGAAAATCATCCTTCACACATGGGTGTTCATGCTGCTGGTATTCTTGTTTGTAATGATCCGATATCAAAATATTGTGGTGTAAATAGTAAAGATAATCGCATCGGAATGCTTGATAAAAACGATGCTGAAGAAATTGATTTACTTAAGATAGATGCCCTTGGTTTAAAAACAATGACTATTTTAGCCGGTGTTTGTGATCAAATTGGAAAACCATATTCATGGATACATAAAATTTCAAAAGATGATCCTGAGACGTACAAAGTTTTTAATGATCATCGTTTTAATGGTATTTTTCAGTTTGAAGGTGATATGATACAGAAAATAGCAAAAGAAATGCCAATTGAAAATCTTGAAGATATATCCGCAATCAATGCGATTGGTAGGCCTGGCCCTATTGAATCAGGTGGAACAAGAAAATATCTTAATTTTAGATCTGGTAAAAAAGAAACTGAATATGTAAATAACCATCCTATTGTTATAGATGCAACAAAAAACACTTATGGAGTTATAATTTATCAAGAACAAGTTATGCGGATTGTCAAAGAACTTGGTAAATTGTCATGGGAGGATACATCAAAAATAAGAAAATTGATTTCGAAATCAAAAGGTAAAGAAGCTCTTGATAAATTTTATTCTAAATTCGAAAAAGGATCAGTAGAAAATGGAATAACCGTTGAAGAAGCTACTTATATATGGGATCATATAAATGTAATGGGTGCATATTCTTTTAACAAATCCCATTCAATTTCATATAGTGTTATTTCATATCTTTGTGCATACATGAAAGCGCATTATCCGCTTGAATTTCTTGTTTCAAACTTAAATAATTCAAAAAATGATAGATCCGCATTGAAAATACTCAGAGATGCGGTTGAAAACGATGGAGTAAAATATAAATATTTTGATTCTGAACATTCAATGGTCAAATGGTCTGTAAAAGATGGTATCTTATATGGTGGTTTTGAAACGCTTCATGGTATAGGCCCGGCAAAATCTAAAACAGCAGTTAAAAACAGACCAAAATTCCAACCGGGCATAATAAAATCAATTGAAAAAGATGATAGTTATTTCAAATATTTGTATCCTGGAAGAGATTTATATGGTGATTATTATAATGATCATAAAAGACATGGTTTAAATCGTGGTGCATCGACTATTGATAAATTGACTGGTGATGGAAAATTCTTGATAATAGGCTGCTTGATTAAAAAGAGTTTGAGAGATGCTAATGAAGCGGGTAATGTTAAAAAAAGAAACGGTAAGTTTTTAAGTGGTCAAACAGCCTGGATTAATATAACCCTTGAAGATGATACCGGTAGTATCATGTGTAAAATCAAAAGAGAGGATTATTTAAAATACGGCAAAGATATTGCTGAAACAGGTAAAGAAGATAAAGATTGGTATATGGTTTATGGTGAGAAAATCAATGGTTGGAACATCATGTTTGTAAAAAGAATCAAAAAAATAACAAGGAAATATGGTAAATGAAAGTGTTTTTTCCAATAGTAATAATAGTTTTAATGGGTTTTGCAAGTTTGTTATATTTTTTCAACAAGGATTTTGGAAGGGGTTTGTATTGGTTAAGTGGTTTTTTAATTAATATTGCAGCAACTTTTTTGATTAAGTGATTATTATGATTATAAAAATGAAGCCCGAAAATTATTTCGGTGTGAATATAGAAAAAATATTAGAAGAGGGAACTTGTTTATATACAGAAAAAGAATTAGAAGAATGTAAAAAAAGGATTTTTATGAGTGAATCAAATGAACAAATAAAATTAATAAACTGGGCAAAAAAACAAAGAGAAAGATGTCCTGAAATAAGATGGCTACATCATATACCGAATGGTGGTGATAGAGATATAAGAGTTGCATCAAAATTAAAACTTGAAGGTGTTGAAAGCGGTGTTTTTGATTTGTTTCTTCCTGTCCCACGTTGGAAAAAACATGGTCTTTATATTGAAATGAAATATGGAAATAATAAATTATCTGAAAAACAAGAAGAGTTTAAAAATTTTGTTATTAAACAAGGTTACGCAACCGCAACATGTTATAATGCGGAGCGAGGCATTATGATTCTAAAAAAATATTTGGGGCTTAAATAAGCCCCTTATATTTTAATTCCAGTTTATTGTAGCTCTTGTAGTTACTACACTTTGCGCTGTTCCAGTACCTTGAATTGCAAAAGATAAAGAAGAAATACCACTATTAATGTAATTATTTGATGCACCAGCCGAATTACCAGACCAATTACCAAGATAAACACAATGATTACAATCCGATGCACCACCACCGTTACCTGAAGTAGCTGTATTGTCTTGCACATTTGAAATTGTTGAACCATCGCATATATAACAACCACCACCGTTAGTAGTTGAAACATTATCATGAACGTTATCTATCGTTGAATCATCACAACTATAACAACCACCACCGTTTGTTGCTCCACTATTTCCCCTTATATTTGAAATACTACAGTTGTTGGAACTTGCTATACCACCACCGTTACCAGATGTTAAAGTATTAGAATATACATTACTAATAGTACAATTACTTGAACGATATACACCACCACCAGCACCAGCCGTAACAGTATTATTATAAACAGTGTCTATATCACTGTAATCACATTGATCAACACCACCACCATTCCCAGCCGTAACAGTATTGCTGTAAACATTAGAAATACTACTATATTCACATTTAGCTACGCCGCCGCCCCCTCCGTTCGATACTGCTGTTGAAGAGTTATTATAAACATTATCTATAGTTGAGTTGTCACAACCATAAACACCACCACCACCAGTTTGAAAACCAACTCCATCAGAACCAGTTGCCGTATTACTGTGAATATTTGATATTGTTGATTTTAAACAAACACTTACACCACCACCATAAACAGCTTCATTATCATAAACATTTGATATTATACAATTATCACAATTAGACGCTCCACCACCGTTAGTAGCTGTTGAAGAATTATTATAAACATTTGATATTGTACAATTATCACAACCATATAAACCGCCACCGTCATTTGATGCTGTGTTACTATGGATATTTGTTATTATACAATTCATACAATCATATAAACCACCACCTTTACCAACTGTTGAAGAATTATTATAAACATTATCTATCGTACAATTATCACAATCATATAAACCACCACCGTCACCAGCTGTTGAAGAATTATTATAAACATTTGTTATTATACAAGTATCGCAAAATAATAAACCACCGCCACCAGCTGTTGAAGAATTATTATAAACATTTGTTATTATACAAGTATCGCAATCATATAAACCACCGCCACCATTTGTTGCTGTGTTATACTGAATGTTTATTATTATACAATTATCACATTCTGACAAACCACCACCAACATTTGAGGCTGTGTTATACTGAATATTTGAAATAGTACAATTGTCACAACCATATACACCACCACCATTTGATGCTTCGCAATTATTTACATTTTTTATTATTGTATTTTCTTGTGTGTTTACAACAGAAGAACCATAACCACCTCCATTTGATGATGTTTTACAGTTTGTTACATAACATTCAAAAATACTATCCTCAACATATTTTATATCAGCAAATCCACCGGTAGTTGCAACAGTGTAAGTTGTTTTTACTCCATCAAAAGTCCAATTTTTTGTAAAATGAACACCTGTCAATGGTGTACCAACAGTTCCAGTTGACACAAATTTTGCAGAAACATTTGTTCTGTTGATGGTAACACCTGGATCACTATCAATTGTTAAATTTGATCCAAAATTTACAACTACACCCAAATCATAAGGACTTCCAGTCGACTCTAAATATACAATTCTATTTTGTAATGTTGTTGAGCCATCAAATACAACATCAAATTCCGCTTGAGTTGTTACAACAGTCACATTATTTGAAACTTTATTTTTTAACCAATCAATCCATTGATAAACCCTGTTCATAAACCAATTCATCCATTGATAAGGTGGTTTTTCAGGAACACCGGCTGTTACATCCCAGCCGTCATCTTTTCTTGATGTTGGAGCTGCTGTTATATTTGTTTCGTTTTTATCCCATTCTGGAATATCCGTAGGTTTAGCCATTGTTAACCTCCATTATGGTTCTATTATTTTTACAAAATTTCCACCAACTAAAGGATTGGTTGCATCACCCCAACCTTTCCCCGTTGGATCTTCATCAAAACTAAATGAATCTTCTATCGATGGAACTGATATGTAAGTAACTCCAACACCAAGAGTTGTTGGAAAAAAACTAAAAATAAACTCTTCTGGTTCCGTTATTGTTCCACCTATGACAAAATAAGGATCAAGATTAGCGGGTAAATAATATCTCACTCTATCGGCGCCAAAAACAAATTGAAACAACTCAAGAACACCATCAACTGACATATTAGCCATGTTAACTAATATTTTTGCTTTAATTTCCAACCTATAAATATCATCGGTTTCCCCTGATGGTCTTATTATTCCAACTATTTGACCCAAACCGTCAAGTTGCGCTCCGACCGCTGTATCTAAATTTCTATCAGTTAAAAGCTCTTGTTCAGAATCATAAAGTTCATCTGATTCGGCTAAAAAAGCTTTTAAAAAATTGATTAAATTTTCACTTGTTTTAAACTGAAAAGATAATCTGTCAATCTCTCTATTTGTAATAGTATCAGACAATGTTAACCTCCACCCTTGATATATCCCATGCAGATATTTCATTCGGATCAATTGTTATGTTTGAAGTTCCAGATGGTGATGGAGCTAAACCAATTGTTAATGTTATTGACAAAACTCCAGTTGTTTCATGTATTGGCCCAAATAATTGAGAGTAAATAACATCATCACTAATAAGAAAATTAGCTTCACCATAATCAACAACGCTTGATTTTATATCATCTGAACCACTTGCTGGAAAAGAACTATCAACTGTTATATCTGCTTTAACATAAATATTTACATCGGATGGAACAGAATAATAAACATTTTGATCAAAACCTTGAGCATCTTCAACAACAACAAGAATATCACCATGAGATTGAATCCCTACTGGTGTATTTATCCATATTGTATCTGCTATTTCAGTTCCAGTTCCACCTTTTACAAAACATTCAAATTCATGGGGTGGTATTCCAAGAGCATCAACAACATTAGTTTTGTTTTCAAAAACTAATGCATCCACAACACCAGAAAGATTTTTCAATTGTGCGCTTAATGCATCTGCTGAATTTTGACCCGCTTGTTCGGTACTTTCTGATTGTCTTAATCTTAAAGCTGTATCTGTTTCTTCAGCTCTTCCAGCAATAGCATCAGAAGCATTTGTTACACCAGTCCAACCATAAACAGGTGTGTCAATTATGGTTAAAGTTCCAGCAGCTGCTTCAAAAAAACCTGCTTCTTTACTTTCTGTTTCAACATCAATTGTTCCACCACCTCCGATAGTTGCACCAGCAAGTGTAACAAAAACTGTTCCTGTATCTGAGGTTGACATCTCAGAACCAAGTGGAACAAGTGTTCCAGATATGCCCGAAAGTGTTGCTGTTACAGTTGCTTTTGTTGCCGCAAGTCTTGTAAGACCATTTAATTTTACAACATTTGATAATTGATTATCAGAAGCGGTATCAGGGTATTGAGAATTATAAACATTTTCTTGAGATTCCCATTGATCCGCAAAACCTTCAGCCATCAAACCAACAAATTGGCCAAACACACTTTGAGGTTCAAGGTCAATGTTTTCTCCAAAAACAGCTTTCAAAGCTGTTTCTATATCGGTTTTTATATCGGCTAATCTTTTTCGATTAAAACCGGTTGATGTCATTCCAAATGTCATACCGTCACCTCAACACTTACTGTTTGATTAACTTGTAATGTAATAGTTAATGTTCTTTCATCTCTATCTATTGATAAATCAAGAGAGTTTATTTTATCAACGCCTTCAGTGTTTAATATTTCAGTTCTGTAAATTGATTGTAGTCTACTAAGATCATTTATACCCTCTTCAAAAATTAATTGTGTGTATGGAAGACCTTTTGATGTATCTAAGAACCATTCATCAAGTAGAAATTGAAGTTTTATTTTTAATCTTTGAACTAAATCTTCATCTTCAGTTGTTATTTTTAAATCCCTACCATCCAAAACAATATCATGATTTGTGTTTAAATATATATCTGGCATTATGGCACCTTCACTGTATCAACTTTTGCATTACTCATATCAGCTGTTGATCCTGGAGATGGAGTTGCGATAACTCCAGGGGAACCACCTCCACCAGTAACAGCAGTAGTTGTGTGAGTATGATTATTAAAATCAGAAACTAATTGATCAAAAGCCACTTTCATATCATTAAATGCGGTTACAAAATCCGCATTACCATTTAATTCGATTATACCACCAGGTGTCAAAGTTACACCATCACCTGAAGATGTTCTGATTTGTAAATTTGTGTCGTCAAAACTTGATATCAAATCAGTTTGTGGATACATCATAGGTATTGCAAAACCATCAGATAATGAATGTTTTCTAATATCACCTGCTGATTGAAGATCACCGTTGATTAGCCAATTATCTATTGATCTTTCAGAAAAAATAACTAAAACATGATCATCAGTTTTTATCGGCCAAGTTATTGAAAAATCAGATGTTTTTGGAAAACGTATTGGAACACCTGTTAATAAAGGTAAATCAACAATCTCACCTTTTATTTTTCTTTTTATTGTTGGTTGAACATCAATTGTTTGTTCATCTTTATTAAAAGATTGTACTATTGCCGGTAAAGCTGTATGTAATTCTTTCAATGAAGAATCAATTGCTGTTTGTATTACTGTTTCAAGTGTTGTTCTTGGATCTGCCATTTAAAACACCCTCCCATTTATTTGTGTTTCCCATTGATCCGCATGTGTATCACCAATATGAATCAACTTATCAATGCGGTAAATACCTTCATTTCTTATCGGAGGTACTTTTCTAAAAAACAAATTACCCGCATTTATTTTTTCAGATATACTTTTAATTTGAAAACGCCTTCCAAGTTTCAAATCAGGTAATAAAAGATTTTTGACATTAACACCAATATCAGATCTTTCAGGGCTTCCAATCATTCCAGATTTTTGGTTGATGACAATTATTGGAGTATCGTCAAGAGGTTTGTTTTTCTCAGTTGTTTCAATGATCCCGTCATTGATAGAATAATCAAACCCTCATTCGTCTGCAATTTTTTTCAACCAGTCCTTAACATTTCCGGTCAACTGTAGACTACGTAATAATGATTGTTTTCCACTAACACAATTCGTCAATCCCTTTGTTATACCTTTTGTGACACCTTCCATACTCCCAACAAGCTCATTAAAAATTGTTTCTGTTGTTGCCCCTGGCCCCAAAGTTTTATTTATAATAGAGTCGTTTATATCTTTGACAGCATCACCACAATACAAAGTGGTTATCCAATCAACCCCTTGTTTTTGATGTAAAACATTAATAATATTTCCGGAAAACAACAAAGGTGGATTTTCATAACCGGCAAAAAACTCAACTTGTAAACCATCTTCTTCTATTTCTTGTCGACTCGATGTGTTTAAATTATAAATTTGAATATTTGCTTTGTTTGGATAACCGACAAGCGATTTTTCAACATTGAATTTTACTCTTAAGTCTTCAATGCTTAATTGTTTTATCAAAATTTTTACTTGTCTACCAAAAAAATTCATTTACTGTATATTTCCAAAATATAATTTTCGATATTTGATCTTGTTGGATCAACTTCAGAATCAATTTTTATATCAAAAGGGATATCAACATATTGTTGTAATAAAAAAGAACCTGATACAAGTTTAACACCATACACAAGTGGAACTGTATTGTCATCTGTCAAAATATCAACAGTCCAAAAACCCAAAGTGTTCCATAATTGTCTGAAGTCATAAACAACTTCATCAATAACAACTTTAATCGCTTCTTCAGGACTTGAACTTAATTTTAATTCACCAAGTTTAGACAATTGATTTTAACCCTCCATTTGTTGCTGGAGCAGATTTATCAGATGTATCTTGATCCGCATAAGTAATTGTTGGTGGAGCATCAATCCCGACTAAAATAACTTCAGATAATGTTGCGGTAAAATACAACGCATTTGATGTTTCTTTATCTTGAGATTCTGATAAATTTGTTATAAGAACATTATCATAAGATTTTAATCCTTGAACAAGTGTAAAAGGTATTCTGTTTATTTGTAATTCAAGTAAATCTTCCCATGCTTCTTGAGCTTTTGTTTTTGTTGAAAAAATATTTTGAGCCGCTTCAAGGACATTACTACTTGAATTACTTACAACTCCACTTATCGAAAATGTCATTGGTTCAATGATAACATGATCATTTATATCAGCACCATTTTCAACAGGGTTTTTTGTTATCCTTGCCGTTGCTGATGCACTTTCAGTTATAACAACATCAAGTTCAATTTCACCAATAAAATTGCCTTTTTTAAAAATCAATTGAGTTATTGCCATTAAAATTCAACCTCGCTTGATAAATTCACGTTAGCGCCGGTATACTGTTCGTTTAGGACTTCAGAAATTGTTTTTCGAACATCAGCAACATTTCCACCGTCAACATTAATATTAATATTTGGTTTAGAAGTATTGTTTGTTGTATTGTTCTGAGTACTATTGTTTTGACCTGCTGCTGCAATAGGCACAGGATTTGTTTCTGTGTTTATAGGTGAAACATCACCAATATTAACACCAGGAATTCTATTTAAAAGATCTATTCCTTTATTCAAAGGATTAACAAACTTATTTAATAATTCAATGCCAATTGATTCAATAGTTTTTCCAAGATTTCCGATCCAAAAAATAATATCTTTGATCATCATTTGAAAACCTTCAATTGCATTTCCAAGTTCATCAGAGAAAATCAGCTTCCAACCTTCTCCGATTTTAGCCATCCAACTAAGCAATATTTTTAATGACTCGGTTAATCTTGGAAAATCTTCAAGTAAATTTCCAATCCATGAATCACCATCGTTTGAAAATTTTTGAAGGTCTTCAATCAATAAAAGAATAGCAGCTCCAGCAGCAATCAAAACTATTGGTATAAACAAAGCGGCAGCATTAAAAGCGATTAAAGCGGCTGTTGCAAGTTTAATTGCATTTTCCCAACCACCAAAAACTTGAACAACTCCATCAATAACATTCCATAACCGCATAACTATATTAAAAACACCGCTTATTACTTTAATCAAAGTTTCAAAAAACTTTTCTAAACGCTGTTGAATCAATGTTCTATTTACTTTGAACCATTCAACAAATGTTTTTATTACAGGTGTCAAAACTTTCATAAGTTTTGTTCCGATTGTACTCGCAACACCTTGAACAATTTTTTTAACTCTTGTCATTTCATCAACAAAATTAGCGGCAGCTTTTGCCGCATCTTTATCAATTGCAAATCCAAGTTTTCGTGCTTCTTCTCTTTGTTGAATTAACGCATCGCTTCCATCTTGTATTGCTAAAAGAAGATCACCACCGATACCGAGTTTCTGTGTGAATTCGAGTTTTTCAGCTTGTGTACCAAGTGCAGCGACAGAATCAGAGATTTCAAGCAACATATCATCAGCATTTTTAACTTTACCCTCGGCATCAGTGGCGCTTAAACCTAACATTCCGAAAACCTCAACACCAGCTCCAACCCCTCTTGCGGCTTCAGATGTTATACGAGAAAGGTTTTCAAGTGAACTGTTCATTGAGTCAATAGAGCCACCGTTCAATTCCGCAACATATCCAAGCTCTTGCATAGCATCAAGATCAACACCAATTCGTTGACTCAATTTACCAGTTTCATCATTAGCTTCAGCAATACTTTTTGTGAAAGCAAAAATACCAGCGGCAGCAGCTCCGGCAGCAGCAGTAACAGCAAGTAAACCTTTTGCAGCAGTTTCAACACCTTCATTGAATTTTTTTATTTGATCATCATCAAATTCAAATCCGATTTGTGTTATTAAACTTTCAATTACTTTTGTTGGCATTTTTATTCCTTAAGTATTCCGCTTCTTCTTTTAAATCTAACATTTCAGACAATTGCAACATATCATAGTAACTATAAACTGTATCAAGTTGCTCTAATGTTGCCATGTTTCCGAGAATTAATCTCGTAGTAAGCGGGTCAACATTTAACTCCCTGGTTTCTCTTTTTCCTTTACCGTGATGAGCAAACCTGACCCTTTTTACTTTCCCGTTGCAAAATTAGCCTCCAGAATAAAACCAACAACTTTCCACATATCCATAACTTTTCCAATAAAGTCTTTTTCAAAATCAATACTTACTGGAACTTTAACATCACCATCTTTTTTTTCTATAAAAACACCTTCTTCAAAAAGATACATTACAAAATTAAAAGCTTTTTCATCATCGAAATTATCAAGAATAGGTGCAAGGGCTTCAAGCATTTCAGTAGAATCTTTGGTAATTTTTCCTTTTCCAAGGATTTCAAAAATACCTTTGCCAAGTAATGATACAAGTTTTGTTTGTACACGCAATGCCCGTGTACCGGACATTTGCGTTACAAGATACGTTATGCCGTTTATTTCTTTACGCTTCTGTTCTCTCATTTGTTACCTCCAGTTAACAAATTTATACAGTTGGAATTACAGATGTCAAAAAATCACCTTGAAAAATCCAATCCATTGTATTCGGATTTCCACCACGAACAATATTAGGAGCTTTCATTATCCAGGCATTATTGACAACATGGCTTTCACCTGTTTCTTTATCATTAATAATTAGCGGTAAAACTCCAGCTCCTGTTTCACGATCTGTATTGTAAAGAGCCATTAAAACCGCATTACTTTTGCTTGTTTGTAAAAGTTTTATTGTGATTGTACAACTATTATCAGTAGTTTGTGTTCTTGTTACATCACCTTTAGCACCAACAATTTTTGCAAATTGATCATTGTCAAGTTCAATTGTGACAACATCATCGCCATCCGCAAAACCTTCAATCTCATCAATGCCGTAAATTACATTTAAATTTTTAAAAGAAAAATTTTTAAAATCAGCCATTGTTTTCTCCTTATATACTTACTGTTCCACGAACGACAACTTTATTAATTCCACCTGTCAATTCACCTGTAAAGGTTCCTGAAGGCAACAATCTATCATCTCTATTTGCCTGGGATGTTTCCGATCGTTTTGGAAAAGACGTTTCAACAGAACCCTCAACAAGAATGCCTTGTTTGACACCATATTGGTCAAGACGACTTGTCAAGCGGTTATCAACGATTGTGATACCTGCATTCGTGTATGGTATAATATCTTTTTCAAGCAATAATGCAAGTAAACCCTCTTCAACTCTTGCCTGAAGAAAATCAATATTTCTTACAATATCAATATATTCACCTTCTTTATCAGCGTTTTTGCCACCACCCATTGTTCCAAAATAAACAAAATCAGCTGCAAGAGTTTCAGTATAAACATTGCAATTAACTTCAATAGCTGCATCAATTTGAGCTTCTGTTAAAACAACTGCATCTATATCAACTACTGCACCTTCAGCTATACCTGCAAGTGTTTTATAAGACCAATTTGTTGACCCTATATCTTTAGGTAGTTGTTGACCCATCCAAGATGCATCGGGATAAAGATTTGCGTTATCATGATAAATAACAGCAGTTCTTTTGTAATTAGCATTTTTAACATAATAAGAAAATGTTGATGTACTTCCAGATGTAAGAACGTTTGCATCGTTTGAAGCAATCAAAAACATTTTTCTGCGACTTTCTATTTCATCAGCCATATCTTCTGTGTTGGAGACATCTCTATATTTTTTTAATGCTCCCATTGCATACCAATCAGTATCAACATTTTCAACAGCTGTTAAAGCAGTTGCAAAAGTTTCCGCAATTTGACCTTGTGATAAAATAGAGCCACCTGGAACTGTCGGACTTACTGCTGTATCGCCATCAAGAAAACCTGAACCGCTAATATCTGTACCAGCAGGAGCCGCAACAGTGTCGAGTACTGTTATAGTCGACGACGCTCCAGTTGTTGCGCTATTTATATTGAATCGACCACCAAGATAGTAGCAATCACCATTTGCTCCAAGACCTGTATCAATTACTGTTGCAACATCATCAAGACTTGTAACAGATGAAAAATCAAGAGCCGTAACATTTACTGTACCACCATCGATATCAATCGTAAATTCACCGTCACTGACAGCCACCCATGTTGCAATAGTTGATTGCGGAGAATCACCACATTCAAGTACAGCAGCAATCGAATCATCAACAAAACGACCAAATTTTAAAGTTTCTGGTTGATTTTCAAGAAATGGATCCTGATTAAAAAAAGCATCAGCATATTTTTCTTCTTCACTTGATGCGCCAAAAAATGCAGTAACAGCCGCAAGCGTTGTGAAAGATTTTATTCTTGTTGTTGATGTTATCAAATCTGAATCAGTGATACACATCAAATCACCAAATCCAGCAGCCGCGACACTTGGATTTGTTTTTGTAATTGCAACATCAACAAATCTTGTTATAGGTCTTGTTGTCATTTTTTACTCCTGTATTATTGTTGTTGTATTGTCGATTTCGTTTTCTATTTCAAATTTTTTAATTGTTTCTATATTTTCTGTAGTTTCTCTTCTTACTGAAAAACTAATATCAAATTGTGCTCTTTCCTCCCATTTTTTATCAATCAATTCAGGTATTTTTTGGATTTGAGTCATTTCAATAAAACCCAAACCATTATCAAATAAATATTCTTCAACTGTTAATTTCATTAAACTTTTTTGTATATCAACCGCTTTTTGATAAGCGCCATCATAATAAGTATTAATACTAAATGTTGTTTGATTCATTGAAGAATATGTGTTGTTTGTTGAATCATCAACTTGTAGAACACCATCTGTTTCATGTGTTCCAAGTTTTGTATCTGTCAAAAAATTTATTAAAACATAACTGGATGTTGGTCTTGGTGCATCAGGATAAGCAAAAATAGCGGTCATACTCAACAAGCCGTTTATCCAACCATACATTATATTTTCAATTTCAGTATTTGTCATTGTTTTATCGCTATCGCTTTATTATAATTGCCTATGTAGCGTTTTGCTACATTAAAAACAAGCCAAGTTGAACTTTTATATGTTATTAAATCATTTGTTTCTAATTCAAAAATAGTATGAATTTTTATCGCTTCATTATCTCTATCACCTTCAGGTAAAACCTCTAAATCTTTTGGATTTGCATTTTGAACAACTCCACTAAATGACAATGCGGTTGGTGTACCAGCAACCCAGCGACCATTAACATATGATCCAGAACCACGACTTCCTGTCACTGTTTCAAACCATCCATCAAATGCATCTGTTACGTCATTTATTCCCATTATTTGTCAACTTCCCATGTGATCGAATTTTTAAGTTGTCCAGTATCAACAAGCGGATTACTCGATCCTTTCTTTTTTATAGTGTATGGATTGTTTGGTGGTGATTTAATATCAACTATTTTTTGTGTTATTTCACCAGCTATAAAAGAACCTAACAAGCCAAGAGCCTGATCAATATTCATATCACCTGATTGGATTTTTCTTAATAATTTTTCTTGTAATTTGACTATTTCTTTTCTTTTCTCTTTTATTGTAGACCGCATAAACGATCTTTCTGGAATTCTTGTTGTTCCAAATTCATTATAATTGCCAACTTCAGCAACAGTCAAACCACTTTCACTATGTTTTCCAGCGTCAATTATACCAACATTTACTTTACCGGATTTTTCGAGTCTTTTTAAAAGACCTTTAACACCACCGTTTATTTTCTTTCTTTTAAATGACATAAGCTGGTGCACCTAATGATTTTCTAAGTTCTAAATATCTTTGACCGTAACTTGTTGATGAAAAATAAGAATCATCAGAACCGGTTAAAGTCGGATTATTATAACTAACACTTGTTCCGTCAACCGCTTTACTTGCGATTTGACTATTTGAACCACTATTACCGGCCGAGCTTTTTTCACCAAGAGTAAGATAATGTGCTGTTAAATAATACAAACCGAGGTCGTATTTTTCACCCCAATTGGTTTCATTCAAAATCAGAACAGAATCATCAATAAACAACTCAATCCTTGCGTCAGAAACAGAAGTGAATTCGGGAAATCTGATTTTGAATGAAGCCGCAGTTATCATTATTTTTTATCCTTCTTTTCGACTTTTTTCTCGATTTTTTTCTCAAGTTTTTCAATTTGTTTTCTCATTTCAATAATCAAATCACCTTGTTCTTTGATCATTTTTGATTGAGAGTCATTTTCTTTGTCTTTTTCAAGGATTTGTTTATTTTGTTTATCGATAACTCTTTGAGCTTTATTTAGTTTTTCATTTACTTCCAAAGCATTTTTGGCTTGATCCGCATCTTTACCAGAAAGAGTAAAATCAACAAATTCAATTGATTCTTTTATCATTGCTTTGTTAACTTCAGTTTGAGAGTATTTTTTCAATTCTTCTTTGGTATAATCTACATAATTATATCCAGGTAAAACTCTTAGAGTCGGCATACCCATTGTTTTTAATACTTTGACTGATTTTGTTTTGTTTCTTAGTGTTAACAAGATAACCTCCAGTTTTTATAACCCGGCCATAAAGACCGGGTTTAGTTTAATTAAATACCGTCAGCGTAACGAGCTGAACCAGGATAACGAAATTCAACACCACCACATTTATAAGTTCCAGGTACTTCATAACCTCGACCTTTTCTTTGTGGCTCAGTGAATTTTAGCGGTTTTGGAATATGCATTACAACTTTATCAGGATCATAATCATAGGCCATCATTCTATCAGTTCCACCAGCACCAGCACCAGCAAGTTCAGGAGTAGGAATAACATCATCCATACTTGTTAAATAAGGACTGTTTGCAACAAGCCATTGTAAAATAGTTGTGTCGCTGTTATCACTTCTTGGTGTACCCGCAAGATAATTCCATTGAGCGGTTGGTAGTAATAGTCTTGTTGGTCTTTCAACTTGAAGAGTGTCGACAAAAATATCACCCATGAAATCATTGATATCAAAGATAATCTGATTTGGGGTTTTGTTGACAAACTCTGTTCCAGAACCAGGATCAACAACAGTAGCTGAAGTTACATTAGTGTTGTTAATAAAACCTGGAAGATTATGAGTTGTATCACCTAACATTGCAACAGCTTGTAAATGTTCTTCACATGCTCTTCGTGCTTGACCAGCTTTGTCGGCAGTAAGTGAACGACCGAGCATCATGGCTTGCCCAAGTTCTTCATCAGAATACTCATAACCAGTTGCTGCCAACTCAACAGGAACTTCAATTTTCTGAGTTCCGATTTCAGCAATCGGTACATTTAGAGATTTAGTTCCGACAAATTTTGCAACGGCTTTTCCATCCATAAAGAAATACGTAATGGACGTAATATATTCGCCACCTTCAGTCGAAATAGGTATTAAAAGATTGTAAGTTATTGCCTTGTATTTTTTCTCGTACATTTTCTGTTCAACACCAGAAAGTTGAGAAATTAAAAAAGCAAGCCCGGTTGCTGCATCATATTGAAATTGATTCATTTTCTATTTGTCTCCTTATGCTACTGTACCGGTTGAGGTTCCAATTACACCCCAATTAGTACCGTCAAAAAGTGTTTCACTCGAATCACCTGCATCATCATATGTGATGGTTGTTCCGTCAAGAAAATTTGCAGGTGTTAGAACTGAATCACCACCATCCACAAGCATTTTAATTGTTAATCTTTGACCAATATAACCATCAGCAAGAGTATTTGCTTGCACACCTGATGTAGAATCGATAAACAATACATCTATATCAAGCGGAACAGCTCCAGAAGCGGTTATTGTATAAATCGCAAGACCTTCTCTTCCAATCACTTTCCATGATGTTCCAGAAAATTGAAGAGTATAAGAACTAAAAACTTCAGTTAATCTCAATGTTGCGCCAACAGCAAGATTTGCAGGAGTGATTATACAATCACCACCATCAACTGTCATCATGATCTTCTTGATCTGGCCTTCTGTGCCATCAGCAAGACTTAGAGCCATTGCTCCAAGAGTAGTATCAACATAAGTGATAGATGTTGCAACAGATGCAACTGAGGTTGTAGCTGTTACTGTTTCTGAACTATCAGGAGCAATCAGAACACCGGTTCCAGGGGTATTTAGTTTTAATTTCGCATAAGCACCTGCGGCGGTTGTTGTTGTGAAAGCTGCACCAACAATAAGATCAGCATCACCACCGGAGGCATCTTTACGAAAACGACCTACAACATCTAACGGAGAAGCAGCGGCAGTATGACGAAAATAAACAGCATCACCAGGAACAACAGATTGTTCCGTGTAAACCCAAATTTCACCGAAATCAAGAATATTAGCTTCACGATATTGCTCATAAAGATGATCACCATCAGCCTGTTCAACTCCATCAGTTGTATGTAGAGTTATACCAAGAAATGATTGACCTGTAGCTGAAGGTAATAAACATTGATCATCGCCGGTTCCGCGAACAACTGCTCTACCAAATGGGATATCAGATGTTTCACAGGTTTTTGAAATAATATTTGCGAGTTGAAGATCTACCTTTTGACCCTCAAAAGCTGCTCCGTGTGTAGCAGTATAGTCACTTGAACTTTGAACTGGCATTATTTACCTCCATTTAAATGATCCGCAACATATTTAGCTTGTATAGCTTCACGATCGTTTTGTTTTTCATTTTTTTGAAAATCTTTGTTGAGATTATCAAGAGATTCTTTATTTTTCTTGAATCTATCGATAGCCATATCATAAGCGGCATCAATATAATCATCTGACTTACCAGAAACATCGAGGCCATTTATTTTGTCAACAACAGCAGCTTTTATTTCTTTGTCACAATGTAAACATTCTGGCATATCATCACCAAGAATTTTTTTAGCATCGTTCAAAAGAACTGATTTGTCTGTAACCATTTTAGAAATTGCTTCATCATTGAATTTTTCAGAATCAGCAATAAGAGAATCTTTAGCGGCTTCCGCTTTGTCTTTCTCTTTTTTCATTTCTTCTTTTTCTTCATCAGCTTTGTCTTTTTCTTTTTTTAGCTTCTCCACTTCAGCATCGTGATTTTTTTGCTTATTGCGGATAGCCTGTGCGAGTTGAGAGTTATCGGTCTCATACTCAATTCCATCAATTGTAATTTTTTCCACAGGTGACTCCTTGTCATCTAACGTTATTTTACAGGCTGAACCACAACGGCCAGCGTCAACAATTGCAAGGTGATTTGCTCTGATTTTAGTCTGAACAAAATCATAATTAACTCCGTTATAAACCCCCTTTTCTTCTTTTAGCTCATTTGAATATCCAACAGAAACTTCAATTTTCCCGTCTTTTGTCTTGTCAATTACTTTTTTATCTGTTATAGTCAATATACCTGTTAAAACATTTTTATCGTTTTGAGCCTCAACACCTGAGACACTCCCAACCTGGAGGTAAGAAACATTCGAAATATCTACAGGTGAAGAGGGATGATCATCCGTCAAAACTAAATTAGTAAAAGTTTTAATACTTTCTTCATCAAAAACTTCTGATGGAGGTCTAAAGACACCGATTTTTTTAGAAGCTCTATCATCATTCAGACCTATTTCAAAACCATAATAGTGTTGCACACCTGTGCGTGCAAGCGTGACAGGAGCAGTTAAAAAACCAGTTGTTTCATCAATAACAGCTCTAACTTTTATACTTGTATCTTTTAACATCAATCTACCTCGATTACAGGTCTAAAAGAACACCGACAATTTATATCAGTAATTCCAGGTTGTATGTATTTTTGACACTTGGTCGACCATGCACCTTTTGAAAGATCATATTCTTTTCCATCAAGCTCCGCATGACAAGGTCTTACTCTTTCGTCATCTGATGTCATATAAATACCTTTTTTAATCCCAAGAGCTTCATTTCTTCTCAATGATATTTGTGAATTAATCGTTTGAACCTCATTCCTTGCAATAGTTTTTATTCGATTTGCAAGTTTAGCATTTGCGGAGCCAACTCTTGCATTTATTTGTTTTGCTATTTCTGAGTATCTTGTTCCATTTACAACACCATTGTTTACTATTGTCTCAACTGATTTAAGATATTCTTCAGGTAAACTTTTAATTAAAGATACATTTTTATTGATACTTAACTCCACAAAGTCACTAAGTCCCTCTGAAACAATCACTCCACCAAGATCAACACCTGTTACTTTTTCCACTGTTTTATCAAACCGTCTTTTGTTATTTTTCCCAACTTTTTCAACCATTTGCGATGCTGTGTTTTTAGCAAATCCGGCAACAACAGTTCCGGTAAATTGCATGTTTAACCTTCTAAATATATTATCTAACATATCACCTATTCCGTCAAGAACAAAGTTAGATTCAACTAACTTTAAAAATGGAAGCAGTTCTATATTGACAGCTTTGATCAATGCCCTTCCAAGTTTATTCAGTTCCCTCTGATACTGGATCTCCAGTCCCCTCTGACTCTTGATTGGTGATGCCGTTTTCGTTTTCTTCTTTTTCTTCTTCAAATTCAAGATTTAATTCCTCTTCTTCAATTTCTTTTTCGACTCTAATTTCATCGATTGTCACATAAGTTCCATTTTCCGCTAAATTAGCTAAAACATCTGATTCCCTTATGATACCCGCATCAACATAAGCGATATCACGGTCTTTGTTTTTTGTATCAACTTCAGCTTGTTCAGTTTCAGATAATTGATGTAGCGGATAAAAATCATATTCAAGTGTTTCTTTTATTCCAGCCGATGCCATTATAACAGAGTCAAGAATGTTAAGTTTTGGCCTGATATCATTTTCTTGTGTTGATTGAACATTATCATAATAATTTTTCATATCAGAATCACCAGTAGCATTTAAACCTGATGGCGATATTCCCAAAAATCTTGTAAGCGGAATATCAAATGCTCCTGAAACTTTTTGCATTTGTCTATCATCGATTTCAGGTAAAGTATTAAAAGTACTCGCTTTTTTATCGTAATCATCTTCACCGTCAAGAGCTATACCGTTAATAACTGATTTCATTTTATGAGCAAGTTTTAATCTATTGACAACAACACTATCTTTACCTTGAGCAACCAATGTATTTAAATCTTTTATTTTATAAACATCAACATTTGCTTCTGTTACAAGGTTTGCTATTCCTTGTGTCATTGTTCCAGCATCCGCAATTGCATCCCATGTTTTTGTAAATATCGATAAACCCCAAAAATTATTTCTTTCAGATTCAAGTAAAGTCGTTATTTCATTGTCAAATTTTATGACTCTACTGTTATGGATTTTTTGACCTTGTCTATGAACTGTATAAAACTCAGGGCTACCATAATTATCGGATAAAATATTTCTATCCATCGGCCCAGGATGTATATTGTATCTATCAAGAACAATAAAATTTTTAAGACTATCAGGTCTTATTCGTTCTATATCTAAAGGTTCTTCAGGATCTTCACCATCTATTACAACAATAATGACTGATCCACCAAAAACCCTGGCCCACTTCATCGCTAAATTTATTTTACCTTTAACATCAAATTTAGACATTATATCTTCAACTTCTTTCTTCTCTTCAGGATCTTTAATTAAAAGACTTCTCCATTTACGTGTAGCGTCATCGATAGGGATGTTAACACCTTTAGCGGCAATCCAATTGTAAACATATAAATCATTTGCAATCTGTTGTGTTATTAATTTGCCTCTTACGAAAGTTGTGGACATTCTTGGATCTTTATCAGGATCACCAAGACCCTTGATTATGTTCTTAAAACCATCAAATGTTTGTTTTATTTTTTTCATTATTTATCAAACCTTGTCTGTATGTTCGTACCATTCGAAACACCAAGAAACATTATTGCTTGAAGCAGTTGTTGTTATCCTCAATAAATATGTCTCATTTTGTTTAAGTACATATTCATTTTCTCTATTCGCAAAACCTGCCGTCCTACCTGCACCAGCTAAATAACCAGCAGCGAAAGTGCCATCACTGGTTATTGCGGATGGATCTTTTACAACTGTCATCACACTTGTGTTAGTGCTGCTTCTGTTGTTGTTTCTTGGAATTACGGCATTTCCACCAGTTATACCACTTGCTCCTTCGTATATATCTACTCTTGCACCTGTCGAAGAAAAAATAGAAAATGTTAAATGTGCTAACTTGGTTGTGTCTGGTGTTGTTACAATAAACTCAATTTCAACTCCAGAACCCAAACCAACATCATAATCACATATATTAAAATGACTACCTGCATGGATTTCGTGATGTTCATAACTTATGATATTTTGTGCCCATGTAGCCCTATCTAAACTTGCAATTCTACCATCTTTATCTGTTAACAACTGTCTTGCAATAGAACCAAGTGCGTTTTGATCTAAACTCATTGTATTTTAAACCTCCAGTGTTGCTTCAAAAAATGTTAATGAAATTGAACACTGCGCTATATCAGCTTCCGTGTTTGTGAATTTCAAACCATAATTATAATTTTTATCAGGAACGAAAATTAAATCATCTTTTGCTTGTCCACCAAGTATTGATGTTGCGGGTACACCATCAGATGGCAATAACCATTGTGTATGGGAAGCTATACCTTCGTCTGATACTGTTACACCTTGAGTGAAAACGGTTTCTGCTGTATTTGTTGAGGCATGATATCTATTAATTGCTGTTACTTCAGTTCCACCAGAAAAAACAACATTTCGATGGAAATCAATATGAATTGGCCCTGCACCAAAACCTGTTATACCAATTGGAAGAACAACAATTTCTTTTTCTAATGAAACTCCTGTTGTGTCTAAGATGATCCAATAATCACCAGATGCCGAAATGTTAAATCTCCTTGCAATACCGAAAGCTATTTCTTCGAAAACTTTTTCAGAGTTGATGTCAACAGTAGTAACAGCCCCAAATTTAAACATTGCTGATCTACCGCTTTGATGATTTAAAGTTGTTCTTGCAATAGATTTTAAAGAGTTTAAGTCTAAGCTCATTATTTTTTAAACCTCGTTATCATATGGTTACCGAAGAAATAAACTACAACCGCAATAAACGCCCAACCTAATTGAAAATATTCAACGACTTCTAACATCCATTCAGCCCATTCAGGGTCAAATTTACCAACAATCCATAATGTTACAACAGATAATACGGTAAGTATCAAAATCACAATTGCGGTTACACGCCTTGTTATACTTCTTGTTGTATTTTCATCAGCGGTTGCTTTCATCAACTCAATATGTGTTTTTGACATTTGTTCCGCAATCTCTAAACGCTTAACAAAGTTTTCTGCTTTTTCTTCTTTTGTATACCAAACCTTATCAAGTCCTTTCATGATTCCGTCAGAAGACTTGTCAATAATATCCAAAGTTTTATCGACGCTTTTAGCGCCTGTTATCCAACTAAAAAATCCCATATCAACTATCCTTTATTAATGTTTTTTACCACGGCCCCGCTGCTATTATAGATTTAGCTATTTTTGCTCCCATAACCCTATAGCCAAGATCGGACAAATGCACACCATCACCGCTATCATATTCTGTTTTAAGATTATCTGCTCCATCTGTTAAAGAACTATAAACATCAGCCATTTGATATCCATTTGTAGTTGCATAATTTGCAAGCCATGTATTATAACTCTCAAGATTTGCTTGTTTTGTAACATTCCAACCACTACATGATCCAAGTGGAGTTATATTAACTAATATTGGTGTCATAGATGCTGCAAGCGCTTTTGCTACCATCGATTCAATTGCGGCTCTCATAACAGTGTTTGGATCAGAATCATTAGGTGTTAAATTGTTCGTGCCACCTTGTATCTCAACATGTGAACCACCACCAGATATAGCGTTGTTAAAATTAGAATCTATGTTTTGCAATGTCCAACCTCCAACCCCTTGATTATCTATGTTACTTCCACAAGTTGCAAATTCCGCTTCATCAACCCAAACTTGATGCGCTGTCAGTGAATCGCCAACTGCTACACCGTAAATAGTTGACGAACTGCCAACAGACGAAATACCATATCAAACACTTGAATAGTCATAATGATACTTAATTGTTTTTTCGGAACCAAGACGATTTTTTATCGTTACACCTGTACCGTTATCAAATACACACAAATTACCATCAGTATCAGTATTTGTAACATTAGCTGTTTCATTAAATATTGTAACTGTTCCATCAGTAGAGAATCTAAATTGAGTGAATTCTTCATTATCTCCAATCTGAACCCAACCAACACCAGAAGTATTTGGTTCTAAAGTAATTTCACCATCATCTACTGTGGACACTGCATCTGTTTTAGATGTAGCATTTCCAAGAATTACTATTCCATTGGATAAATCAATATCTTGAGCAACTATATGTCTTACTTCACGTCTACCTAATGGATGTGATGGAATAAGTCCAATATCGCTTGTTCCTGTTGTTGCTGGAAAAAAATTATATCCACTAAAAAACCATCTATCAAAGTTTTGTGTCATAACTGATACGTATTCATTGGCATATAATCTAAATCCGTAACCTGTTGGTGATGCAGCGTTTTCGGTAAAAGTAAATATACCTCCACTACAAGAAATTGGCCCTAATGTAACCGGGCCAGTTAGATCCGTATCACTAACAGGTTTGTTTCCTATATTTTCAGAATCCATTATTTTTGTCATACATCAACCCTCACACTACCGGTTGTTCCTAAACACATTATATAAACATCGATTTCAACATCTGAACCAATAGATATTGAACCACATTTTGAAAATGCTTCAATACCTTCATTTCTATTTGTTGGTGCTGCTTCTCCTGTTAGTCTATAAGTTTGTAAGTAAGTAGATCTTTTCTTTGTTCTTTTATGAATCATGCCAGTTTTGACATTTGTTGCTACTTTTACCCATGTGTTTTGTGTACATGAAACTGTTGTTGGGTTTGCCATTAGTCTTCAGCCTCCATTGCTGCTTCCAAATTACCTGAAATAGATTTATTAATAAACGCAACCTCAATTGCAATAAAAACAGTGTCAAGATCATCATCGAATTCACTATCAGGAAATTCTCTTGCTTCTTTTGTTGTATTATCGACATCAGGTATTTCAACATTTAGAAACACCCTTCCCGCTTTGATATAAGGACTTGCATCTTCACAGCGTGTTATCTTATCTGTATCTCTTGGAACAGGAGTTATTTTTAAATTCTTTTCTTCTAATTCCTGAATCAATCCAATACCGCTTGATTTATCTTCAATATACATTGTTCGCAAAACCGGATCACCAACCTTTAATCTTGGAGTGTCATGTTTCCTGTAGAAGATTTCAGCTTTTCTTCTAAGTTCAGGAGCATTCATCTTTTCTCTTAAATGATCTAACAAATAAATGTTTTCGTCAATACCAAATCCCCAACATTTAAAATCAGTCCAATCATTATAGGTATTTTTCTTTTGTGCTGTATCGGCTGTAATAAACTTATATTTAAGTGGAGGTAAAATAGTCCACCATTGCCACCAGGAATCTTTAATCTTATTGCCACCCTCGATTGTCGGATTACCTTGATAGAGTGAATCCCAGCTTTCAGGTGATGACATCTTCTTTTTCTTTTCAAGAAACTCAAGTGACTTTAATTCAGGAAATAACGGGTCACCAGCATCTCTATATTTTTCGTCTTTTGTTGCAATAGCTTGAAAATTAAAAAGTTTAACATCAGGATTCATTTCCAAGATTCTTGCGGTTAAATCATGAGTTACCCAGCGTGTCATTATTATAAGAATACCACCATACTCAGAAAGCCTTGTTCCAAAATCATCTTCAAACCATTCCCAAATTGTTTGGGATACAACCATTGATCGTGCTTCTTTTCTACCTTTCACAGCATCATCAATAATACCAATATCCTGAGTATCACCTGTTATCGATCCACCAACTGTTGTGTTTCTAAAAAAACCAGTATCCGCAATATTGTTTATATCCCATGTTTCTATAAGTTCGCTATTTACTATCCCTCTGTTATTTGGATTTGTTATATTTAAGTTTGGAAAAATCTTTTTATATTTCTCTGTTTCATATGTTCGTTGTAAAAATTTATTAGCTCTTTTACCAAGGCGCTCGGCATAAGAAGCATATATAAACTTAGTAATTGGATCAAGACCTGTTATCCATGATATTAAATCTGATACCGAAAAGGATTTTCCATGTTGAGGTGGTGTGTTGAGGATATAAACAGGTCGTTTTTTGTTTTTATAGTCAAGATAAAATTGTTGTAAAACCCTACTAATTTCAGTCATAAACCATGAGTTTATAAACAACCCATGCCGCATATACATCCTATACGCAAGAAAATTCTTTCTCGATTTCTCGATCCAGAACCTTTCCATTAAATCTATGTCCGCATTAGTTAGTTTCATTATTTTTCTTCGGTTTACACTCACTAAAGTCTTTGTTGATTTGTTTTACCGCTTTATCACCTTCAAATATAACGATCTTTTCAACACTGTCTACTTTAACAAAAGATTTCTTTCCTGAATTCGTTTTTCGTTCTATTAATATCCTCATATCGAAAACAAAACACAAAGAGTTATAAAAGAAAAACCTAAAATAAAAGTTGCCATTAATATCAACCCTGTATATTTTGGGAATTTACATCGATATAATAAAATATCATTTTCATTTATTGGATCTTCTGATAAATATATTCTCATCATTTCACCTTCACAACACTTGCGTTTGCAGATGCAGGTTTACTATTTTTTGGCATAACAAGAAAAACCAATGAAACTATAAAACCAACCAGTATTAGTTTTACAGCGCCATAGACTACTTTTTCCAAATTGTTTAGTCGATTGTTATTAACAGAACAAGGCATCACTGATACTTTTTCGTTTAAATTATCAACTTTAACATGCAACGACTCAATACTTTTAAAAATCTCTTTGTCCATTAGTGAATTTCCTTTACTTCTAAACTACGACCAAACAACCATTCCAACTTGAAAACATTTAATCTTGCTGAAGCCTCTTTCAATTTTTCATCTGTTAAATAACCTTCTGTTAACAATGAAACTATTTTATCTATTTCTTCTTTCTCTTCTTCAGTCATTAATACTTCCTTCTGTAAAACAATTCTAAACACTCTTCACAACAATAATCATTACTTGAATAAAAAAATATCTTAAAACAATTTAAACAACGTTTTCCGTATATTTCTTTATTCACTTAACGACTCTCAATTCATTAAGTAAATAATGTGATCTTACTTCTTGTTGTGTTTTGTATTGTGTACATTGATTACGATTCATTATTTCTAAGTAATCAATTAAATTTGGATAGTATAGTTCTATTATATTATTCATTTATCAAACCTCCAATTTTGTAAAATATGACATATCGTTTCTAAGAAAATTAGCTTCATGTTTTTTACATTTATCGTTAGAACACATCCAAAAATATCCAACATCTAATATTTGAGAATCACAAATTTTACATCTTAATTTTTCACATTCTGATGTAAAATCACATAGATATAATCTATTAAACTCTTTTAACATATCTGTTTTTTTCATCAAAGGTAAAGATGGTTTTGTATCCCATTTTATTTTATTCATTTAAATAAGACCTCTTGTTAATTCTAAAGGTTTAAATATAGGGTGTGTTTTCTTTCTATAAATAAACACTCTTAGCCTGTGTGATAATTCCCATTGTTTTAAATTATATTTATCGTACCATTTATTCATGTGTAAAATACTCCGCTATCATATCGTAAGTAGTCGGTGAATAGTTTACTGTATCAAAATGTTTGTTTAAAACATGTGCTATAGTGTTTCTTATTGTTTGTCTATTCATTTACATCCTCTAATATTTTATTATAAATACCTAATTTTTTATAATAATTAAAATTATCTTTAGCTATTAAGATTACCTCATTTATGTTATTTCCTTTAACCACCCAATAACCTAAAATACATTCTATTTTAAATTTAAAATAACCATTATCAAAAGACAAATTAGAATATTTTTTAAATTCTTGATTTAATCTATTCATCGATATCCTCCAGGTCGATATCAGGAATTGGAATACCCCGTTTTTTCATTTCTTCAATGGGATCTTGTGTGGTTGCCAAAACGTGCGTATTAGCGACTTCAGATTTATCTGCAAGTCCCAGGTCACGGGCAATGATTGCATGGTTAAAAAACCCTGCTGCTGCTCCCTCAAACTTCTGTGTGCGAATAATATCTTCTATAATACTACAGACTCCAATAAATTCAGGCCTTTTGCGATATAAACTCCATGTTTCTTGATTGATTCTAAAAAAGATACACATACCTCCAATGGTATAAGGGCGTTTTTTTATGGTCTTTGAATAAGTTATTTCACCATTGGAGGCATGTGGTTTTTCTTCAATAAATGGATTTTCGTCTACTGATTTAAAATACTCAAAAGCCGCATCACGTAAGTCTTTCGGGCTTTGAAATATTCTTTTTCGTCCTCTTTTTGTACTTGATTGTTTCCAAAATGGAATATGTTTTTTCTTATTGTCTTCCATTTTATTTCCTTCTAATATTATTTAACATATTTATTACATTTGTTTTATATGTTCTAATTTTTTGAATAACAGCCCAATCAGGTATTTGTTTATTATTATAATCACATTCATTTCTAAAAATAGAAAATCTAAGTGACATGTTGTGTTTTTCAGAATCATCAAAGCTTTTTTTCAACATATCTATGAATTTTTGATCAACTTCATCATGTTTACTCATTTTTCAACCCTTTTAAATAATTATGCCGAGCAAGAACCGCATCTTTTATACTATTAAATCCACCTAAATATTTGTGTTCTTTATTGATAGTAACACGAGCTATCCATTTGTTAACTTTTTTACTAAAATAGATACCACTTTTTTTTAGTTTTTTAGGTGTATCAACTAATTCATCTTCTTCTGGAATAAATCCGTAATTATACAACCAAATAAGCTCATTCTTATCATATGTTTCACCTTCAATTGTTATGGATTTTCTTCCAGCTCTGTCACCGGGTTTAATTCGTGGTGTTGGTGATATTTTCCAATAAAATTCACCATCTATGGGATTGTATTTTAATATTTTCTTTAGTTTTTCTTGTGCGATCATAACGCCCTCCATTAATCTAATCTGATTATATTATATATTATATATTAAATCAAGTATTTTATTAGAATAATATAAAATAGGGCTAAATATGTAATAAAAACAATCAGTTATAGGGCTGTATTAGGACTAATGTTTCACTTAAGTTATTGATTTTATTAATGTATTTAGGGCTTTTAGGGCTAAGGGCTTCTCTCCCCATATATATATGAAAATAAATATTTTTTTATAAATATATTACTTTCTACTACAACTCCAGGGTTATATTTAGTCCTAATAGTCCTAATTCTCTTTATAATATATTGTTTTTATTACATATTTTTATTAGGGCTTGTTTTTGTTAGTCCTAACGTAGCCCTAAATCCTCAATAAAATCAATAACTAAAGTCCTATCTTTTTTAGAAAATATAACTAATCTTCAACCATTCATCAATATTTTCAACAAAAGTTAACAAAGTTAAGGTAAATATTAAAAAGTTAGACGCACCTAACATTTACTAAAAAAGTTTAACTTTTTTAATTTTCAAAGTTAGACAAGTCTAACTTTATAAGATGAACCTTAACTTTTTTAATAAAATAAATAAAAAAGGCCACCTTTTTCAAGATGACCTTCTAAAAACACACCGTAAATACACTGTTTAAAATTTTAAAACTCTATTTTTTCATAATACCTCCTTTGCCATTTGGCGTTATTGGTTAGTTAACAGAGATTGCAAACGTAAGTTTCCAAGATGATTAAGCCATTGTTGATGAACTTCATACCAGAAATCATTTTTTTCAGGTGTTTCATTCCACCAGAAAGAACCTCCTACATAATGTTCTGGCTCTGATATTGGTTTTTTCAAAGGATTTTTTTCATCTATGTAATTGTCTCTAAACATCTCATAGATACCTTTGTCTTTCAACCATTGAAAAAATATATGTTTCATTGTTTACCTCCCGTTATCCTCAACAATAACATGCGCTCTAAGCTCATTATTGAGTTTTATAATATCTTGTTTAAAATCCAACATTTGAAATACTACAAAAGTAGCAAACAAACAACAAACTATCCAATATAATATGTGACGCATTCTCATTTTACTCACCTTCATCAAAAATAAAACTTAACACACAGATTATTATAATGATAAATATTATAATAACCCATGTGATATTACTAAAAACTGGCTCAAACATTAACTATACTGCTTTACAAGCTCAAACTTCTTATTCTCACCGGGTACAAAAACAAGCCCAGCAATATCCAGAAGTTTAACAACTTCGTTTAAATTTTTCTCGGCAGCTAACTCAAGAATTGTAAATTTTGTTTCTTGCGGTTTGGTGTACCCCATGCAAAATTTTTCAGCTCGGCATTTTTTAGTCATACAATTGTTACAGTTGTTTTTGATAGCGTTGACCATTGGTTTACTCCTTATTTCATGTTACGTGTTTTAATGTTTCCACTATATTTTTTTGTACCCATTAATGTTCTAAACATTATTGATATCCATTCAGGGTATTTTTTCGCCAAAAAAATATTTTTGAATACAACATTATACAATCTTTTGGAAACTACTAAATCTTTTTTCATAATCTTTCTCCTTTTTATGTTGGTTATAGCTTAGTTTCTCATATTAAAAATTTAATGTCAAGCAAAAAAAACATGTTGACAAACTTTTTTATTTTTTTTATAATGAATCCATAACAGTTCAAAAATTCACAAAAGGAGTAACCTATGATCGATGGCAAATCAATACAATGGCACTTTGATGCTATGATCGAAACATGGAACGAAATAGCTGAAAACGGCTATTTATCACAAAAACAAACAACCTTATATAAAAGGTACAAACCTATTTGTCTTGATTTTATTTGTGAAGTATATGCGGAACCAAAATTTCATTTGGGTTTGGATGAATTGCAGAAAGACAAAAACAAAATATGTAAAGGTTGTCCATTTACATTTAATTCAAAAATAATTCCGCTTGCATGTACATATCGTTCATCTTTGTTAGATCGTTTCAAATTACCGCAATTAAAATCAGAAACACGAAAAAAATATGCAATAGCTATTGCTCAACTATTCATTGATAATTACCCGGAGGTGTAAAATGAAAAAAATATGTTTATTAATAATTGTTTTAATCCTAACAGGTTGCGGTATAGAAGAAGAATCAACAAAACTAACAAACAAAAAATGGGTTGATGGAAAAATATTCTACTACATATCACCTGAAATAAAACAAAATAAAACCTTAAGAGACAGAATATATTTTGTTCTTGATGAAATAGAAGACAAAACATCAATAGAGTTTTATGAATGTGATGAGAAAAAACCTTATGTTGTTGTTTTTATCGCTGATGAAAAAATAAACAGCGCCACTTTAGGAATGTGTAAAAATCCTGTGGTTAGGTTAAATTCGTTTAGTACAAAAATTATTTTCCATGAAGTTTTTCACGTACTCGGATTTCCGCATGAACATCAGCGACCTGACCGTGATGATTATGTAACTGTAAATATGGAAGATGTTTCACCAACTATAAGAGGTGATTTTGAAATATATAATGAAGACATGTTTCTGTATGATTATTGGAAATATCCTTATGATTATAAATCAATTTTACATTATAAATCAAACACATATGGAGTTAGTATGGTGAAGGTTTCAACCGGTGTTGAAATCATAACAAATAATAGACCATCTGTTTTAGATTGGAAAAAATTACAAGAAGTTTATGGAGGATAAAATGAGAGACTTAAATGAATATGAAGTAGTTGTAGGTGACTGTAAAAACTGTGTTGAGTGTGAATTACAGGGAATAAGTTGCTGTGATAGAATATTTAAATTCATATCACCAAATATCAACTGTCTTCATAATTTCAAAAGTATACTAAAAAAGAAAGTACAAAAGAAGTGGGCACAATGCACTAAAGAGAATACTAAGGTAGGTGATACTGTTCGGTATATAGAAGATAGAATGGAATATGAGGTAAAATATATCCATGATTCGAAAGAAGAATTTCTATTAGAGGCTTATTCTTCTACTGACATTATGTCTAATTTTGAAATAGAAATAGAGGTTTAGTATGAATAAGTATGAAAATAAAGAAGAAGCAGAAAAAATACTTGAAAAATCCAGAAAGAAAATGACCTATACATTTTGCCCTATGATAAATAACAAATGTGATAAAAATTGTATTTGTTATTATGATGGTGATGTTGTTGGAAATAATGAAGGTATGATGTATATTGTTAAAAAAGCAAGATGTAATAATAAAATGTTTAAGGGCTAATCATGAAAAAATATAAATGTAAATATTGTGAAGAAGAAAAAACATCAAAAAAATTACCTCCTGGTTGGTTATTTTTATTAGAACACTATTGTTATGAAGATAATAGCAATTTTGTAAAAACTTTTTATTGTTCTGAGTTTTGTTTAAGAAATGAATTAACACAATATGATGAAGATTATTAATTATGGGTCAAAACATAAATTTTTTGATGGTTTCAGATGGTTTCAGGGCTACAAAACAATTCCGATATAAAAATAATTCCTGGGAACTTGATGAAGATTATAATGCGGGTATGTTTTTCAAAGGTTTTGATATACCTGTTTCATCTCTTTATAATTTCTATGAAATCATGGAGCAAAATCAAGAATATCCTGTTTTCATGATCCATGGTGATTTTATCGATGGTGTCGATAAGAAAAACATGATTCGTAGAACAAGAGATGGTCACAAAGACAAACGACCACCAACAATAAAGAACCGCAATATCAATCTATTTTGTCTTGATATTGATGGATATGATGGTGATCATGATATTGATATTTTCATAAAAGAACATCTTCCAGAACAATTCCATAAAGCGGATTATGTTTATCAATATTCATCTTCTTATGGTCTTACATCTAAAACATTGAAATGTCATATATTTTTCTGGTTAAAAAAATCAGCTTATAATATTGATATAAGAAACTGGATAAAAGAATATAATAAAATAAAAGAATGGGGCAATATTATTGATCCAGCACCATTGAATGCAGCTCAACCAGTCTACACTCAAAAACGTATATGTGTTGGCGCTGTTGATCCGATTGATAATTTTTTAGGATACATAAAAAAAGAAGGTGATCTTGATTTTACTTTTGAAAGCGTCGAAATTGAAGAAAAAAAGAAAATCGTACCTAAGAAAACTGATTACAATCTTAAAGCCGGTATTGAAAAAATATTAAAATCGGAAAATTATCATGAAGAATTACGATCATTAGCTCTATCACTAATCAATCGAAAAATGCCGCCTGACACTGTGAAACAGATGTTACAAGGTTCTATGATGTCGGCTGAAAATAAAGATGATCGATGGCAAGATCGATATGATGATATAGAAAGAACAGTTGACAGCGCCGTTGATATTGTTGATAAACCTACAATTGAAGAAATTTTACAGTGGATTTATTCTGAAGAAACACCAACAGTTAAAGCGGATTATGCTAAAAAAGTTCTACACCTTTCACCGATGGATAGAACAACCGCAATAGCTGATATATCAAAAAAAATAGGCTATGGTGTTGCTGACATCAAAAAGACAATAAAAATTGCTGAAGAAGAAGATAAACTTAAAAAAATTGAAGCAGCAAGAAAACAAAGAACGAAAGAACGTGAAACACGTGGTATTTATGAGATTGAAGTTTTGACGACAAATTCAGGTGATGTTGCAAAAGTTTCAAGCGATATAATTGCAAAGTCAAAAAAGAAGCCTGAAGTTTTTATAATGTCAGATTTTTTATGTTCAATCGATCTTGCAAAACCCAAAACGATAAGACAAGCTTTAAAATCTGATGATCTTGGCATTGATTATCCAAAAATGCCGATCATATCGCAATATAGAAAACCTTTCTATACATTAGCCGCAAGACTTGAAAAAGACATTGTGTATATTAATGAATCTGGAATCGATATTGAATGCCCTACAAGAGTGTTACATATAATAGGTGAAGGATCAAACGAGAATTTAAAACCATTGACCGGAATTGTTGAACATCCTTTTATTGATAACAACTGGAAACTTGTAAAAAAACAAGGTTACGACAAAAGAACAGGCCTTTTTACTTTTTTACATCATAAATTAAAAATAACAAAAATGGAACCGCAAAAAGCTTTTGATTTTTTGACAAATGAAGTTTTAGCGGAGTTTCCTTTTGAAAAAAAGATAGATAAAATTGTTGCCGTTGCTGCTCTTATGACAGCTATACAACGACCTACAATCTCAGGTGATTCTGGATTTCCTGGTTTTGGTATTGTAAGTCCAACACAATCGAGCGGTAAAACTACACTTGCACAATTGATTTCTTATTCAATTTTTAATCGTCCAGTAGCGGCGGCAACATTACCCGAAAATGATGAAGAAGAACTTGCAAAAGCATTACTTGCTATTTTACAAGAAGGACATAGTTGCGTTCTTTTTGATAATATCACTCAAGGAACACAAGTAACAAGCAACAATCTTGCAAAAGTTATGAGCTCAGACTCTTTTCGTGGTCGTCAATTAGGAGAAAACAAAACAGTTGAGGTTCCTTGTTCTGTTTTATGGTTATTCACAGGTAATGGAATTAAATTTGTTGGTGATTTTTCAACCCGAATATATCCAATTAATATCAACCCTAAAATGGCAGATCCTAACACAAGGGTTTTTAAACGTGAAAATATAGGCCAGTGGGCTTTAGATAATCGCAAAAAAATAATATCTGCTGTACTGTCAATCATAATAAGTGGAAAGGGTATAAAAACAAAACATGGTACACGTTTCAAAGAATGGGATAAATTTGTTCGTCAACCTCTTTTGAAAGTTTCAGGTGTTGATATAAATGACGCTATAAAAGATAATCAACTAAATGATCCAATTCAAGCGGCAAAAACAAATTTATTTGTTGAACTTAAAAAAGAATTTGGTGAAGAAAAATTCACCACAAAAGACATTCTAAAACGGGCTTTTGGTGGTTTTGATAATCTTGATGAAGGGACACCGTTGGGTGATGCAATGGAAGAGTTGTTCGGCGATAAGAAAAGAAAAACTCAATCGATTGGAATGTTTTTATCGTCAATGGTTGGTGAGGTTGCCGGCGATTTGTGTTTACAAAAAATGAATAGTAATAT